TTCATATCCTCTAGCGTATCCCCGAACTTATCGCTCAAGTAGATGTGCCGAAGCATCGTGGCACCAATCTTCTTATCAAAGATTTTATTGAGGATACGAGTGATGGCGTTGAGGGCAACAATTGGCTCTCCTCCGGCGGTGACGAGGAACTTGACGGGATTGCTTCCCTTACGACCCGCTTTCCATAGGGGGTGTTTGGAGAGGAATAATTCAATTCGCTCAAAGAGCGTAGCGGGTATCTCTTCGGTTTGTGCTCCATACTTCTTTGCCGTCTTATACTTATTAAAGATAAACTTCTTAGATGCTACATCTAAATAGTTTACATCCGTAGGCATCTTCGCATTATGCTTTTTCACAATATACATATCTAGGTAGTCTTGATTACGACGGGGAGGGATATCCGTATAGAGAGATAGCACAAGTAGTTGTAGCAGCGTCTCATACTCCCGCACCTTTAACTCCGGTGCGTCCTTGAACTTCTCAACCTCCTCTACTAACTCTCGCTTCTTCTTTTCTACATCCGCCCACGCAATCCAATTGTCCTTCTGCGTCGGCGTCTTCTCATTCTTACTCGCTTCCTCATTTGCCGTCTTGGTGCCCGCCATCATCTTATCATAGAAATGCGTGTATGCCTTCTTGAAGGTTGCCTTATCCTTATAGAGAGATAGCACCGAGACAATTGATGCCGTAATGGCACGCTGAGTGCTTTCCGCATAGGTCTTAATCTTCGCATCAATCGTATCTATCGCCTTTAGAAAGGTTAGGTTCTTGAACGCCTTCTTTTCATTCATAGCGTAAAGCACCTTGATATAGGCATTCGCACTGCTCTCCGTAATCTTACGCTCCGTAATGAGCGACCGGGCAAGTTGTAGCATAAACTCCGTAGTATCCATTTATGTTAGGGATAGAGATTTATATTTGCGGATTTTTACGCCATCGTTTTTATCCGGGATAAGTAAAGATGCCCTCCCACAACCCTCAGCCATTTTTAGTGCTTAACACGGAGACTAAGAGTGCGGAGATGAAGAAGTTCGTAGCGATGCTTACTGAAGAAACGCAACGGAATATAAAACTCAACAAGCCCGTGCTAACCTTCGCCAAGTGGGAACTCCCGACCAAGAAGGAAGCCGAGGACTTTATCCGCCTTCTTATGCGACGCCTACAACTAGCCACCAAGCAAGTCTATAAGAAGACTTTACATTACTCTCAACTCTCTACTCCCGAGACCAAGGAATACCAACTAGATGTGGCAATAGGTATCGGTATTAAGGGTGAAGATTTTGAACGAGTGTTGCGTCAAGTAATTTTAATGACATACGAGAATAAGGATGGAGTGGGCGTCACCGTTAAAACCGAAGAAGGTCAAGGCAGAGAAGCCTCCGCCAACACGGGAGGAATTGACAAAGAAGATACTGAAATCGTTCGGGAAGCCGAAGTGTGTGATATCTCCGGCTCAAGCAAAGAAGATACTCAATGCGACACGCTCGGACCCGCTAATGGCTCAGTGGGTGGAGCGATGGATAGATGCGTGGGTGCGGGGGAACTCCTACCCCCCTCAATTACGCTCGGGTGATTTCTACTCTCTTCTTCCAACATACTTTGACCCGACGAAGGTCTTAGAGATATTGAATGAAATTCGCACTGCGTATCATCACGCCTTCCCCTTGTTTGAAACCCGTCAAGCAGACGATGATTTAGCGTGGCTTCCCCCGCTATTGAAAGCCGATGCGATGGCGGTGTCGTTTCTACCACTTGGATACCTAGACTAAAGAAGCGACCGCAACAGTCGCTACGACACCTATGATTGACGGCTAATGTTAGTAGTTTATAAACTCCAAACATTACTGCTAGGATAGTCGCCGACGCCCCTCCCATTTGAAGGGCGTCAAGAAACGAGCCCGACATCTTACTATAGCATTAGAGTTGTGCTACCGACCAAATAATGCTTTCACCCGTAGCACCTATTTGACCTAATTCTACTGTTAGTGTATTTGTCGTAGGGGTATAGCCCTTAAAGTATTGTCCTTGTCCTCCACTACCGGGATGTATGTAGGTTAGATTGACTACACCATTCACCGATAATCCGGTTATAGTAATAGTTTGTGTTGTTGATGCGGTCACTGAGTGGATACCACAAGGTAGGGGGTAATCAACACCATTGATAGTCGCACCACTAATATTGTTACCATTCATATCAAATCCGGTGCTCACCTCAATCGGTCCGCTGACCGTGGAGATGTTATTCGTAGTCAAAGTTATAGTAGTTATATCAACGACGTTGACTATATGAAGAGTATCCACCGTGTCGGCTCCAAGAACAAGCACACCACTGAGGTCGTGACCGCCCACCAAGATAGGCGAGGTCACACTGATAGGGGCATTCAAAGTCCCAATGACATCCGTAGTCAAAGTGCCGGTAGAACAAAAAGAGGAAGTTATGTTATTTACACCACCGATATCGCTACTACCTATATCAACACCACCAATCGCAACCGGGTCTACTCCATTACTGATAGTAGTAGTAGAAATCGTGGTGGCTCCAAAATCATTCACACCACTAAGGTCGTTACCACCTAGATTGACATCGCCGGTCACACTAATAGGGTCCACACCAGTCGCCGTAATAGTTTGTAAAACAACCTCATTAGTCTTCACAACTCCAAGACCATCTAGTTCGGGATTAATAGTAGGTCCGGTAAAGGTAGTTATGTCCGCAGTGATGCCGAGCAGGTAAGAACCACCCACCGCCTTCGCCAATATCTGCGGTATATCAAATATATTGAAGCCGTCGGCACTCAAGTCCGACGTCATAGGGTTTGATACATCTCCCGGGTCGCCCTGCGGTCCCGTATCACCCGTAGGACCCACATCGCCCGTGGCTCCCGCATCACCCGTAGGACCCGTAGCACCCGTAGCACCCGCAAGACCCGTGTAACCCGTGTAACCCGTGGCACCCGTGGCACCCGTGTCCGTCGCCGAGCCCGGAACGCCTTGGGCTCCCGTAGCACCCGTAGGACCTATAGGACCCGTAGGACCTTGTGTCGGGAGGACCGTCCAATAGGTCGCATTCGGGGGTTGCTGATTGATGTTTGCTAATATACAGTTGTAGAGGACCGATAGGTCTTGAACGATATCTCCTACAACATAGTTCGTAAATGCCGACCAATTCGCATAGGGGGACGCCATCTCTATCTTGGGTAAAATATATTTATCCTTAGCAAATGGGCTCCGTAGAAGAGGTAAAAGAATACTCATTAAGCGACAGTGATATCCGTAAGATACTCGGAGACGACATTAAGATTATCACCTACCCTATGCTTGGTGAGATGAACTCCATTGATGAAGCGTTTGATAGCAAGGGACGCTCCGTTATGCTTGTGCCTAATGTGTCGCCCACAATGGGTCATTGGGTGGCTATGCTTAACCGACCGGATAGCATAGAGTTCTTTGACCCCTACGGAGATGCCCCCGAAGAGCAGAAGGGCGGGCTCTCGTCTAGCAAACTCCGAGCATTAGACATAGACCAACCGTTCCTAACAAAACTGCTAAGGGAGAGTGGTAAGCCGGTCTTCTATAACACTAAGGCATTCCAAAGCAGTAATCGCAATGTGGCTACGTGCGGACGCCACGCCGTTGCCCGTCTAGCCTATGCCCCCTATACCATTGATAGGTATGATGATTGTATAAGAAAGAGTGGTCTAAGCCCCGATAACTTCGTGGCAGGGCTCACTTTCAACGCTCTCAAAAAATAAAATGCGTCCCGTGTATAGATAAAGATGCCTACTTATCGTGGAGGCTTCGCTAGAGTGGGAGGATCCGTGGATAGCCCCGACTTCTTGTATTACAATGCTACCATCATCAATAACAATCAAATAGACCAAAACGCTCAAGGTCTAGCCGTTATTGACCCTCAAGTCCGCTTCAACGAGACCCGTGATAAGCCTATCCTAGATAATATCCAAGATTACCACTTCACCATTATCCGCTTCTCAATGAACGGTGCGAACTTAGACCTTCCGCTCTTCTGCCCCCAAGTCGCCCTTACCCCACTATCGTATCTTGTTGCGAAGATAGCATCAACAACTGCGGGGCTCTACGCAGCGGGTGACCGTTACCCGCAGTGGAATACGACACAAGCATACGCAATCGGCGACTTTGTTCTCTACACTGTTCCCGGCAGTGCCTTTACAAACACTGTTTTTAGGTGTCTCATAGCCAATACTAATGTAGACCCGGCAACCAACCCGCTCACTTGGTCCTATCAGGTTCCCGAGGGCGTCGTCTACGACACCACCAATCAAATTATCCGAACCGTCTATTCATTCAACTTATCTTATCAGCAGGAGTGGAATGTTGCTGCCGGTGCT